AACGACGAAAAAATCATTTTTTATCGCACGCACCAAATCCACATACGCTTTCGCGTCGGGGTTTCTCGCCTCGCACCCTTCCCACTCTTTCCGCTCAACGAGGGGGCGATAAATTAAAAGCGGCTTTCGAGCGCCCCATTGGGCGATAAGCCGTTGCGCCTCGGCGAGCCATTCCGCTTTTATCGGCATNGAGAATCCCGTCTCGGGGAGTCCCGCGGCGGAGCACATCGCGCGGAGAAATGAGCCTTGCTTCCGAACCTGATCTTGCGAGTACCAAATGCGAAGCTCTTGCGAGACGGACTTGGGACGAAAAGGGGTGTATTGCGAGGATTCGCGCTTGGCGTTTTTTAGTTGAGTCCTGAGCCGCGTCTCGTTCGGAAGGAGGTGAAGCCCGTTCGGAAGGAGATCGTGATACACGGATGGCCAAGGGGTTTTAAGCCACACATCGAAATTCGCCATCAATTGCCGCACCACGGAGCGCTGGTGAAGGTTATCGCCGAGACCTTGCATCCCGCTCACCACAATCGACGACTTAAGGCGCTGGCGCTCGGAAAGCTCCGCCGCCGCGACTTCGATGGGGGCGCGATCGAAACACCGGAGCGCGGTCTCGCGGCTCGAGTTGATCACGCGCACGCCGTCGCGTGAGAGGTCTTTCGCGAGAGCGGGGAAGCGGGCTTGCCAAAGTTCGAAGGGTTGACGATTTGTTAATCCATTCTCGTGCTGCCCAAACCAATGCGCTTCCTTACCCAGCGGTTGCGAACAATCGAACCCGAGCAACACGATCGTCTTCGCGCCCCATAGGTACGCGAGGTTAATGGCTTGGTAGCCGCTGTTGCCGCCCTGATGGATCGTGCCGTAACGCCCCAGCCCAGGTTTGTTCTCGCTACTGATTCGGTTTAATCCGTATTTTTTTGCCGCGCCTTCGTCTTGCGTCCAGCGCTCGCCTTTGAAATCGGCTTTGACTCGCTCGGCGTGGACTCGCCACCACTCTCCGTCGCAAGCGTAGACGACATCAGCGAAGGGCGCTCGGCGGTAGCTGTCGTTGACGGCGATTGTGCGCCATCCTTGTCGCTCGACGACTGCGCAATCGGCTTCGGTGAGGCTTGGTCCACTGGCGATAATTGCGACAACTCGCCCCCACCACCGCCCAGCGCTTCGGTCGATTGGGTTTTTGCGGCGGTTGTCGGCTTGGGGTTTACGGGCGCGACCAATCCGAGCATCTCCATCTCCTCCGCGAGCTGAATCGGGAGGCGGAGGCGTTGTTTTCGGGAGACCGCCCCGATGCGCGTGTCCGCGAAATGCGCAAGCGAAATTACATCGACGATTTCCATTTCATTACCTTAAAAAAACGGGAGAGGCGAACCCCTCCCGCTTAACTTCGATTACAGCGAACCAGCGATGAAGCTAGCTGGGCGGAACACGGTCAGAGCGAGGCGCTCTTCAGCCAACAGCGTGGCCATGTTCTTTTTGAAGTTGTCGCCGTCTTCGTAACTGATTTGAACAGCCGCGTCCATTCTGTCCCAGATCGAAGCGCCCATCATGAACGCGCCCGACAGGAACGTGCCCTGTGCGATCGAGTTCGTGACAATAACGCGGCGACCCCACAGGCGTGGACCAAGGGCGTTAATTGGCCCCATGTCGTCGGCGAAGATGTACTCGCCAGTCGTGGTCTTCAGCAACTCGATGGCTTCCCAGTCCTCGGGGTTCAGCACAAATGCGTCGATCGGGTACTCAGCGAGAGCGGCTTGAGTAATCGACTTGCGCAGTGTGTCGAGAGCGGTGTCGCCCGTAGCGGTGCGGTTGTACGCAACGTGGTTACCGGACTTCAAGATGCCGCCGATGTTGCCGGAAGCGCCTGTGCCGTTCAACAACTGATCCTCTTCCTCGAGCTTTAAGCCGTAAGTCAGGCGACCGTTCACGTAGCTCTGGAGCTGGGGAGCGTCGTCCAACACTTGGCGTGAGACGGGGATAAAGTGAGCCAACGTCACAACAGGAGCGTTCTCGAGCGTGAAGGTGATGCCGGATTCTGGCTTAGTCACGTTTTCACGAGCGGGCGAGGCGTACTGTGGACCAGCGCTGTTGGTGAAGACGTTTTCGCGAGTAAACTGAATCAGGTTGCTAGTCGTGCGACCGACAGGCAACATGTCGCGGATTGTCAGAACGCGGTTTGGGTTGGCGATGATGCCAGGAACGCGCATGTCGCTAACGAGGGGCTGGTTTTGGCCAGTGGCGTTAACAATCGCAGTCTTCAACTCGATGCGAGCGAATTTAGAACGTCCCGCGACCATGGCTTGAAAGGCTTCGGACTTGATCAACAAGTCGCCCGCGGTCTCTCCCTCTTTCTCGCGACCGTCTTCCGCACCCGCCGCGAGCTTACGCTCCAGCTCGATGCACTTTTCGCTTAGATCGGCGGAGGTGATGCTCAGCTTTTCGATCGCCGATTTGGTCTCAACGCTTAGGGAGGCGTTGGCTTGGATTTCGCCATTCGCTTTTTCCATGAATGACTTAAACTCGCGTGTCGAGTCGAGGAGCTTCGCTTGGGTTTCGGCGAGGCTTTTGATTTCAGTAATATGATCCATTTGTATTTCCTTTTAAAGATTACGGGCGTTTTTTAAATTCGCAGCAATGATTTGCTGCAAGTCCTTCGGCAATTCCAGCGTCTCGGACTCGCTCCGATCCATAATGCGCTTGACGCGACTCGCCGCAGCCGTTGCCAAGCGTTTTGAGAAACCTCCTGCCTCACGCAAAAAGTCCTCGAAATCTTTTAGAGTGTTAATTTCCTCCAGCGCTGATTTTACGCTGGCGAGATCGACTCGCGCGGAATCATCCGCGGGGAAAGTCACAATCGACACCTCGGCGAGTTCCGAGATGTTTTTAATTATGCGCACGTAGCCGTCGGGCTTATCCACATACTCCACGTCTTCGGCGCTGAGGCGGTAGCCGATGCTCAGCCCGTCGATCGTTTCGTGCTGAAGAGCGGCTTTCACAGTCTCAGCTTCGGGGTTGCCTGGGGTGAGCTCACCCTCCATGACTAGCCCTTTTTCGTCTTCCGAGAGCGAGACCCATTTGCCCAACGGGAGTTCCCAAGAGCGATGGTTCAGGAACATCTTCGGCATCCGCGCTTCGCCGCGAGCGATCGCGTCAATGACGCTTTTGTAAGCGCCAGGCATGATTGTGTCGCCGTAGCTGTCCACGCCGTTAAAAGTCGAGGCGTATCCGGAGAATAAATTTGCCTTCTCTCCAGCGGCGAGCTTAATCTCGCAATTATTGAGCTGTAGGTGCTTGTGTTTGATCATCGGTATTTCCTCCGGCATTTATCTGTGTGCCAAGTTTATCTAATGGGGCGAGGCTAGTTTGGGCGGTGAGCGCGTCCGCGCCGTCGATGCGCGGGAGGTTCTCGAGCTGGCGCCATTCGTTCCGCGTCATGAGTCCGTTTTGAACCGCCTTGGAACCTGCTTCGAGGCGCGACATCAGCGAGCCGCGGAGAAGCGCATCGAGAGAAAACTCGGCGTTGTAGAGTTCGCGTTGGCGGGCGGTGAAGATGCGGCGCTCGATGGCTTGGTCGAGGGAGGTGAGAAGTGGGCGGAGGCGGAATTTATAAAACCCCTCGATTAACTGCTCAATCCCCGTGCCCCAAGCCGTCGTGTTGGCCATGTCGTTAATCAGCGCCGACGGAATCCCGAACCACCGCGCAATATCCTCGACCGAAAAGCGCCGCGTATCGAGGAGCTGTAGATCAGCGGGCGTCATATTCAGGGGTTCGAATTTCGCCCCCGCCTCGAGCACGAGTAAATCGTCATCGCTNCCCTCGACTAACCCTTTAAAGTTCTCGCGAATCTTGGCGCGTTGCTCTTCGGTGAGGGTTTTGTCGATCATGAAAACGCCTGGGCGTTTTCCGGACTTTTGGAATGTGTTCTCGGTGTGGTTCTGTGCCGAGATCGCCACGCCCACCGTCGATCGCATGTAGTCGAGACGGGACATGCCGACAATGCCGTTGCCCTTATCGCGCCAATGGAAAATACTCTTCTCATCGTATATCGCGATCTGCCCTTCATAGCTGTATTTGTAGACGATCGAGCGATCGGAAAGGACTTCGACCTCGATTTGATCGGAGGCGAGTGGCCACATCTCGATCACCTCCCCCGCTCCGTTTCGAATAAGCCGCGCGTAAGCGTTGCCGCGGAGGAGGAAATTCATTGCCATGAATTGCCAAAACTCCATCGGCGTGTGCCGACGGTTTGGCGAGGTATGGAGCAACGCCCAGAGCGAAGACTCCCGAGCGAGAACCTTGTTGCCTTGCGCGTCGTTCGCCCGCTCATACACGAAGAGCGGGAGCGAAGCGATGTTGTCGGTGATAAGCTCGACCGCGCCCCAAACCGAGGAGACCTGCAACGCGCCGTCGATGCCGTAGTCTTTGTTGGTGTCGAAGACCCGCGTGAACGGCTCGCCGTACTGGATGCCCGCCTGTTGTCCGGTGGATCCAACATTCCCGAACCACCGACGCAACGATTGGAAAAGTGTTGCCATAGAGTTATCGCGCCATAGAGATCGGTGAATTTAAAAAGCCGTCGAGATCGCCTTGCTCGTTGTCGGATTGTTTCGACGCGGCACCAATCGCCATCGCCAACGCAATCGCTCCATCAATACGCCCCGTTGCTTTCGCTTTGTTAAGTTTACGATTTCCCGCCGCATCGCGCTCGACTCGAGCATTTGCCATACACATCGTCAAAACGGGGTTGCCGCCGTGAGCCATTTGCTCATTCAGCAACGTCGTTTCGAGAGCGTCGATTGCGGGCGCCATGTCTTTGAACCCTTGACCGAAGGGAATAAGTGGTAATTTTGCTCCAATTTTGTCTAATTCCTTATGAAGCAAATCGAAACGCCAGCGATCATACGCCACAGCCCCCACGTTACAGTCCACTAAAGTGTCTGCGATCTCCTGCGCGACGGGTTCGTAATCCACCGAAGCGCCGTGAATCGTGCGGATAAAACCCTCTTTTTCCCACACATCGTAGGGCGCTCGGTCTCTTTTCGCCCTCTCGCGCAGCCCTTTTTCGGGAGTCCAAAAGTACATTAACACGTGCCACACCGAGTCCCGCCGCGCGATCATCGCCATTGCCGTCAAGTCCGTCTTCGCCGACAAGTCAATCCCCACGAAGACCTCCTCTTCATAAAACACGCTCGTGTCCGGCTCGGCGCTGTTCGCAATCCAAACGCCGCGCGAAATAAACGGCGCGACCATCTCGACGCGCTGATTCAACACCAAGTTCCGGAACGTCGGCTCAAAACTCGGCATCCTTAAAGCTCGATCGGCTTGTTCCTCCACATCGCGAAGGCTTCGAAACTTGCCCAGCGCGGGGTTAGCCGCAGCCCACGCCGNGCGGTCGTCTAAATCGCACCCTTTCTCGCCTTCGTACAGGTGGCAAACAATCCTCGGGTCACCACTCGTCTTCGCGTCGTCGAGCCAAATCGAGAACAAATCGTTGTCGTTCGGCGCTTGCGTCGAGATGGCGAGGAGGACGGCGTTGTCGTAAGCGCCTTGGGAGGTGGTGATCGCGTCCACNAATTCACTCGTTGGGCCACGCACCTGCCCCACTTCGTCGAGAATCGCCAGCACCGGACTCTTNCCGTGGGCGGTTTTGCCCTCCGCGGAGATGGCTTGGTATTCGACGTTGCGCACGAGACCGAGGATTTTCTTGGAGCTGGGGATGATGCGGGTGACGCGACGGAGTTCGGGGGAGAGGGCGATCATCTTGCTCGCGTAGTTGTAGACCTCGGCGGCTTGCTCCTTCGACATCGCGCCGGAGATGATGCGGGAGTTCTGAACCGCCTCTGGACCAACAATATGCGCGAGGAGGATACAGGCGATTGTGGCGGTCTTCGCGTTTTTCCGCGCAATCGACAAGTACCCGCGCCGCGTCCCGACGGGATTATCATAAATCCCGAGGATAAATTCGCGCTGAAACGGCTCGAGAACAATCGGCTTCCCGATTAAATCGCCCTCGGGCACGATGCAATAACGCTCGATAAACCCGATTACACGCTCGCCGCGAGTAAGTTTTCGCGCTTTTTTAGCGCTCATGAAGCGAGAAACTCCTCATCCGCGATCTCTCCGAGTGCGCGCTCGGCGCTTTGTTGCACGCGACGCGCCTTAACCAAGTCCTCTTTCCGCTCTCCGGTGCATGAACCCGAGATGCGGAGCGAGCGCATAAGCGCTAATTGTCGGCGGGAGAGTTGTTCGAGGACGGAGTGCCGCGGGTTCATGATNTGNGTNCCGCGNNGGTTNTCGATCACCGACCCTTCGACCTCGAGCNANTCGCTCTCGCGCTCGATCTCGCGCTGACACCNCGCGAGTTGCGCNGCGGCGATGAGGTCTGCGTCCGTCCACTCGTCTCGCGTGCGCGCGCGCATGATCGCTTCCCAAAATGGNATGTCGATTTGTTTGAGCTTAACACAATCTGGAACGGCGG